CGCAATTTTCGCTCGCCATAAACCCACTCTTCTGCCCGCGTTATGAAGCCGAACGAGCAGCCTTTCAGGTCCCCCCTGGCTACAAGCACTTTTATATCACGGGACATCTGCGTGTCCGGCAGATAATCGTTAAAAAACAGACCTGTGTCGTCTTCCTTGAGCTCAAGCGTCTTTGCGCTCCGCCGGCCAAGCAGGTGGTTCGGGTCGTGATTGAATAGGCTGACAACGTCATCGCCTCTTTGGAGTGACTTTCCAAAAGCGCCCGGCGCCACTTTCTCATCGAACCAGCCTAAATCCACTGTTTTATTGAAGATCGAGGCGTGACCGAACAGCTCATTAGCGCCATCACCGCCAAGACGTATTTCGCTGAGTGAAAAGAAACGGCGCTCAAGTTGACATGGCTGGTCTTTTTCCTCGCTTGCTGGCTCAAAATCAATCCACTTGATGTCGTGATCTTTGAGCCATTTCTTGGCCTCTGCGACCGTGAACTTGTCTTTGGGGAATCGGTAAGCCTGGGCATGACTTGGACCATCCGGGTCGGACTTGAGCGGACCTCCTATAATCCGGATGCCGTTCTCAAGTTCCTTAAGCTGCACGATTCGCACAAAGTCGTCCGGGTCGCGGACTCTGGCGGAATGAAAGTTAGGCATTGGCATTTGACAATCTCCTTTTTTCTTCGGCGTATTCGCCTATTGCACTAAGGACTTCCCTTACAACTTCGCGTATCTGTGCGGGCTGCTTGCCGGATAAACTGACAGGCGCCATATTCAGCGGCTCCAGGTATTTGTCTCCGCCCTCGACCGGATTCATGTTCTCAAGTTGCCGCACATCGTTTATGCTTAACCATCCGCCTTGGCGCCCAAGTTGGTATGCCTGGTATCGCCTTAGGGTATCGCCGCGCAGGAGGGCATCCGGCTTGAACTCAAAGAATGGACTTGTCCGGCCAGGCCCTACGAGTTTGTAATTGCACTCATGCTCCCATCTCTTGAACCACTTGAGCATCGTCCAGGCGACAAACTCGATCCCCTGGTGCTCGATATTGCTGAACGTGGCCCGCTCCAGGTCCTTGAGCATGTGCGGCGGAAGGTCGAACCATCGCGCAACATCGGTCACCGAGAACTTTCGCGTTTGCAGTAGCTGGGCGTCTTCGGGCGAAATCCCTATCTGGTGCCATTTCATACCCTCCTCGAAGATGGCAAGGCGCCCTTTCTTATCGAGTCCCTGGTGGCGCTCAAGAAAGCTCTTTTCGATATTCTTGACGTACTCCTCGTCAAGGCTGGCTCCTGGCGGAAGCTCGATAACGCCGACGGGGCTCGCATCGTTCTTGAAAAAGACTGCGCCGTGTTTCTCGGCTGCCGTTGCAAGCCCCAGGCTATTGGCTGCGTAACTTATGACCGAATATCCCTTCAGGCCGTCAAAGCCCAGACCCTTAATGTGCAGGATGTTTTCCGGTGTGATATAAACCTGCCGCCCGTCCTGCAAGTCCACCTGATAAGCGATATTATGGTCGCCGATCACTTTCGGTCTGCAGCGGTTCGGCAGTATCGGCCACAAGGCGATTGCCTGCCCGGCGCCGTCCTGTTCTATCTCAGCATAGGCGTTGCCCCAGGCAAGAACATGCCCCTGCAACGTCTCGCGGAAGCTCTGCGCATCCATCAGCGGGTTCGGCCTGTCGTGCATGAGGTAGTACAGGCGATTGCCTGGTTGCTCGTGCCGGCCGTTCTCCGTCCGTTCGTAAAGCTTCAGAGGCAAAAAACCGACGGCGCCGGCGATTATATTGACCGCATTCCACACCGCCGAAATGGCAAGAATATTATCCTCATCGATAGTAATGCCTGTCCAGGTATCCAGGCCTCGCCCGAAAAGTTTTTTGACCCAGTACTGCGGCTCCTGCGGATTCCCGCCTTTCAATAAAAGCGCCCGCTTATCTGTCCGCTTGCGTGCAGAAGCATATCGGGATTTCTTCGCTTTTACACCCATATTATGCCCCGCTTGCGGTAGACTGATTCCTTCGGTTTCGGTGTCACCATCGCCCTGCCCAACGCCATAATCAGCGCGACTATCCCGTCAATTCGCTCGCCCGACCTGGCCTTGCTCGGCTTGATGTTGCCGGCGGCATCGGTCTCGGCAGCGACATTGCCGGCCATCCATGTCAGCACCGGATTGGCATTATGGGCCAACTCGTGGGCCAGTATCAGTTTGAGCAGCTCCTTCGTAGGCGCCGACATTGAGGCATAGCCCTGGCCGAAGCTGATGAACCGCTTCTGGTCCATACCTTCGGCGAGAAACTGCTGGCGCAGCCCCTCGAAATTCCAGCGGTCGAATGCAATCTCCGTCATTGCAAACCGCCCGTAGTCGCTTATAAAGTCGGCCTTGATCCGGTCGTAAGATACGACATTGCCGGGCGTCAGCATTATGCGGCCTTCGTCCGCCCAGAGAAGGTAAGGGACCTTGTCGCGCCGCTGCCGCTTTTCGGCGCTTTCATGCGGTAGGTAAAACCGGCAAAGTATGCGCCACAGATTGCAGTCGGCCTGGGGCGGAAATAACATTATCCGTGCAGTGATGTCCGTGTTACTCGACAAGTCGAACCCCACAAAGCATTTCTTGCCGACAAGCTCATTCTCATCGAATTGGCCGTCACATGCTTGCCAGTGCTCCATCGGTACGAGTCTGGTTTCCTGCTCGGTCCTCATGTTCAGATGGAGCCGCTTGAAAGTGTTCTCATAGGCCGGGATCTCGACCGCCTTGTTGAATTCCTGCCTGAAGCTGCTCGCCGAAAAGCTAACTCCGTAATTCGGGTTTGCCTTTTTCCAGGTAGCCGGCGACTTCCAGTCGTCCTTGGCGGCAGCTTCGTATATGACGGGTAGGAATCCCGCATCGGGAATCACCCCGTCCCTCACCTTGCAGGCGTAGTCGTATTTCTCATTGCAGATTGATTCCCTGACGTAGTCGCTGGTGGTTATGTATATCGTCAAGGGCTGCGACCGCGCCATCGTCGAACCTTCCAGCACGTCTATCAGCTCGCGGTCCTGCATTGCGTGAAGCTCGTCGTTGATGTGAACGTGCGTGTTGTAGCCATGTTTGGTATACGCCTCGGAGCTTATCGGCTTATAGAAAGAGCCTGTCTCAATCCCGGTATCAGGATCGATGGCGACTATTGAGTTGCGGAACACCTTCAAGCGCCGGCTCAGTTCCGCCGATGCCTTGACCATCAGCTCGGCGTAGGAAAAGATAAGGCTGGCCTGCGCACGGTCATTGGCGGAGCTGTATATCTCTGCGCCGGGCTCGTTATCGCAGCACAATACATAGAGTATCATCCCCGCCGCCAGCGGCGTCTTGCCGTTCTTCTTCGGCACGAAAATGAACGCCACGCGGTAGCGCCGCAGACCGTCGCTGCGTTTCCAACCGAAAAGGTTGGCGATGATTGCGCGTTCCCAGCGTTCCAGCTTGAACGGCTCGCGGTTCTTCGCCTTCGGCCCCTTGACGTGCTGCAGACACATCGGGAAGAAGTCCAGGGCCGTCTGTGCCTGTCGCTCATCGAGCCAGCAATCGCCCGCAAATTTGAACGGGTCGTAGCCCGGAAGGCTGGTAATCAAATTCCGCCACTTCTGGACGATTTTGTATCGACTTTTCATTTTCCGCTTACTACTTAATCGACAGCATCCATCTTGATTTCATAATCAAGGGAGGCAGTGCCCGTGCCGTCGTGTTCGAGTTTCAAGTTCTTATTCGTGCTTATATCAACTCCGGCAGCAAGGGGAGCAGTGAACAAAAGCTTGCCTCCAGGGGGCAGTGTTAGGATTCCGGTTGAGTTCAGGATTGTCACTGGTACAGTGGTAGCGGCGCCTATTTTCAATCCGGCCTCCGCAGACTTATTATAGATGAACAAGGATTTCAGTTTGGCTGGCGTAATTGCGACGCCCAACGGGTCGGTCTGTGAACTCAAATCGAGAGTCTCGCTTGCCGCATCGGCCAATGTGCGCTTGTCGTGAAACACGCAATTTGCCTGGCCTGCCCCGGTGCCGTCGGTAAAACTCACGCTGCGGTCAAGACTTTCCGAGTCCCTGGGAGTTGAAAGATCAAGTATTTTTGTGAGCGTCCAGTTAAGGCAGAGGTTGATGTTTGATATTAGTGACATCTTTTTCTCCTTTCTGCTGCGCAACAAAAAAGGCGGCAATTTGCCGCCTCTGTGCGCGATAGTTTAGGTTTATCTTAACTACTTATACTTCTGAAAAATTCTTTGGCTTTATCCTGAGTTTCCAGTTTCGCGCTGCTGCGCCCGGCCCTGGCGCTCGGGCTGATTCCTAACTCGGCAGCCGCGCGACAGTAAAGCTGAAACGCGCGGTTTTTAATCCCTATGGCCGGGTTCTGGATTACGTTTCCCTCTTTGGTTTTAACGAGCGGTACTTTGCAGTATTGCCGCGCCTCAACATAGTCGGCCCAGAACTCGCAGCATCCGATGAGAAGGCCCCTGTCAATTGGGGCCAAGATTCCGAGCGGACCGAGAACCGATGTTATCCGCTCCCATTCCGCCTTAGCCTCGCCGGTCAACGACTCCGGCATTTCGGGAATACCTTTGGGCACTTCAAGGTCTTTGAGTTTGCGGCGATACAGATGATTGCTGCCGTGAAGTTTTATGATGGCGAAGGGCTTGGTCTTAGGCCCGCCTTTTTTTCTCATATTTTATCCCCAAAGATGTCACCACCCCCCTATGCAGTTGCGCGAAAAAATGTGCGCGCG